CGTAAGACATCCAAGGTAGTATACAGCGTAAAGGTTGTACCAGATTCGCATATTAGTGTAGATCACGCTCATATCGAGCAGATTGATGATATACACGGTGATCTAACTACTCATCCTAGAAAATACTGATGTATCAGGCTTTACCTGAAGGAATATTTATTGGCCATAGTCCCATTGCTGGTCAAGGGGTTTTTGGCACTAAGGATATTCCTTTGGGCACTGAATTAGGTATGTCCCATCTTATAATAGGGGAAGAGATTATTAGAACCCCTTTAGGAGGATTTTTAAACCATTCGGATAATCCAAATTGTGAAAAGTATAGGAAGAAAGATAGGTATTATATCAGAACAATAAAACCAATTGGACCTATGGAAGAATTGACTTTGAAGTATACCTTTTACGAAGTCGCTAAATAAAGTGACGAACTAGTAATTTTGTAGATGCCTACGAAGGTAGACTTCAAGGATCTATCCATTTCGATGGGTATGAACCCAGTTACAGAAGACGTTCTTATAACCACCGATGAAGATGCGGTTAAAAGAGCGTTATATAATATTGTGATGACCAGGAAGGGAGAAAGATTCTTCAAGCCTGATCTAGGTAGTAATGTTGCAGATTTGTTATTTGAACCTCTTGATGCTGCGACTGCATCTCTTTTAAAAGAAGAGATTGAATATGTAATAAACAAATATGAACCGAGAATTAATTTACTCCGTTGTGATGTAAATCCTGATTACGATGGTAATGGTTTTGAATGTTCTATTTCGTTTGAGATTATTGGTATACCTACTGATGTCCAAGTTCGTGATGTAGAATTCTTTCTAGAAAGAACCCGATAAATGTCTTACGTTCAAGTTGCCAATTTAGACTTTACAGAGATTAAATCCTCTCTGAAGGAATACCTGCGTAGTAATAGTGATTTCACTGATTACGATTTTGAAGGTTCGACTCTTTCTACCATATTAGATGTATTAGCGTATAATACGTACTACACGGCGTTTAACGCCAATATGGTAGTAAATGAGGCGTTCCTCGAATCAGCGACCCTCAGAGACAATGTGGTGTCTCTGGCTAAGCAAATAGGGTATCTTCCCAAGTCATCTGTGTCTCCAACAGCAGTTATTGATATTGCTGCTGATTTTAGTACTCAGCAAAATGTTCCAGAGATTGTTAAACTTCCTAGAGGATCACAATTTCTCACCAGAATCAATGGTACCACATATTCTTTCATTACTGCTAAAGATTATGTTGTTGGATTGAATACTCAGAGTATTGCTAACTTTAGCGGTGTAGAAATAAAGGAAGGAAATTATGTTCTCGAAACTTTTACATTCAATGCAGGGGTTCCCCAAAGGTTTATCCTTCAGAATCCAGGAATCGATACAAGTTCTCTCAAAGTTACTATTAGACCAACATTTAGTAGTACTAGTGTGGCTGAGTATCGCCTAGCAGATAATATTATTGGATATGACGGTACATCTCAAGTATTCTTCTTACAAGAAGGTGAAGATGAACGTTATGAGATCATTTTTGGTGATGGTATCTTGGGTGCAAAATTAGATACAAACAATTATATCGAAGTATCATATATTACAACTAATGGTGATGCTGCAAATAACGCTAAGGTCTTCTCATACGGTGCTGTATTAGAAGATAGCACTGGTGCTAGTGATTATGCACCAACAGTTACATTAGTAACCACTACAGCAGCATCTGGAGGAGAAACTCTTGAGTCGATTGATTCTGTCAAAAGAAATGCTCCGAAGTTTTTTAACGCACAAAATAGAGCAGTTACAGCAGACGACTACGAATCCATTATCCGTCGTATTTTCCCTGCAATTGCTGATATCGTTTGTTATGGTGGAGAAGACGCTAGCCCACCAGAATACGGTAAAGTCAAAATCGTAATAAAACCGTCTTATTCTGCTAAATTATCACAGTATACTAAAAATTTAATTTCCACTGATCTTAAAAAGTATGCTGTAGTTTCAGTTACACCTGAAATTGTTGATCCTTCGATTACATATGTTGAATTGCAATCAAACGTATACTATAACAAGTCTAAGACAACTTTAAATGAGTCAGAGTTGAAAGCAGAAGTTGTATCTTCACTTACCAAGTATAGATCCACATCAGATTTAGAAAAATTTAATGGTAGGTTTAAATACAGTCGTATTGTTGGTATTATTGATGCGACAGATGATGCAATTACTTCCAATGAGACTAGTGTTAAATTAAGAAAGGATTTTACACCAGTATTGAATACAATTACTCAATATGAGGTCTGCTATCAAAATGTAGTGAAGAGTGGATGCACAACACCTGCTGTTCAAAGTAGTGGATTTGTTGTTGCAGATTATCCTGCTGATGTTGTTTACTTGGCCGATGATCAAGTAGGTAATGTTTACCTTTATAAAATCGATTCTACCACTCAAAACCGATTTATCCTTAATTCACAGCAAGGAACAATAGATTATGAGAAAGGAGAGGTAATGTTGAATCGGTTAAATATAATCAAAGGAACTTATGATGATGAAAGGATCGAACTTCGTGTTACTCCTTCCAATAAAGATATTTACGCTTATCGTGAGGCATATCTAAGTTTAGATTTGCAATCTAGCGTATTCCTGATCACCCAAGAAGCACTAATCTGATAAATGGCGGGTCCAAGTTTAGCAGCACTGATTGAAAGTCAGTTACCAGATTTCATTGTCGAGGATTACCCCCTCGTAACGAATTTTCTGTCGAAATACTATGAGGCTCTGTCCATAAGTGAAGGTCCGCAAGATGTAATTAATAATTTTGAGAAATATCTTGATGTAGATACATTCTCACCTGAGATTCTTGTTAAGACAGCAAGTTTAGAACTAGAAATAACTTTAGGTACTGATAATATTGATATTACAGTAGATAATACTGATGGATTCCCAAACAGTAATGGGATGATAATGATCGATCAGGAAATCTTCTTATATACGTCTAAAACCCAGACTCAATTCAAGAATTGTATTCGTGGTTATAGTGCAAAGACAGAACTTGGCGATTTATACAACGATATTAAATTTGTTAACTCTGCAGCTGCTGTACATAAGCAATATGCTGTTGTTAATAACCTAAGCAACCTTCTATTGGCTGCTTTAATCAAGAATTACGAAGAACAGTATACTAGTGGTTTCCCATATCCTTATCTTAGAGATCAAACGAATAAGAACCTCTTAGTTAAGAGGATAAAGGACTTTTATAACGTCAAAGGTACACCACAGTCACTGGAGTTCATCTTCCAGATGCTGTTTAGTGTCAAACCCGACATCATCTATCCAAAAGAGAATGTTTATAAGGCATCTGAGTCTGGATGGAACAATAAAGAACTTTTAGTTGTAGAAGCTATATCTGGTGATATTAGAAAGGTTGTTGGTAACCCTGTAGTACAGACTCCAGATCCATATAACCCTGAATTAACTGCTGCTAATGCAATTATCGACAATATAGTCGGTGAACCTTATCAAGGTAGTTTACAATACACTTTAACCATCTCACCTGGTTCTAAAGAGGGTGAATTTGCTATAGCAAGACGTACATTCTTAATGAATGAACTTTCTAGCAATGCTGGACCTGGAGATCGTATAGATGTCTTCTCTACGATTGGTTTTCCAGAAAGAGATGGTCGAGTTATCATAGGAGTTGAAGAAATTACCTATAGTAACAAAACTGCAACTCAATTTATCATAAAAGAGAGGGATGCTGTTAATAGTCAGAACAAACAGGAGTATACACATAAGAAATTAGTTAGAGCCTTCACTAAAAACAACTTAGTTGGTCATTGGAACGAAAATGGAGTTTCTGGTGAAGTACATCTCCGTATATACGGTCTTGTATCTGGATTAAAGTCTAAAGGTATTGAACCAGAGGCAAGTGCTGGTCTAGAATATGATGAAACAGCAGATAACTACTTCGATGTCTCATCAGGTGGTATTCCATACGTTAATTTCAACAATATGGTCGAATTTAGGTCATCTGGATTTTCTGATGACTTACCATTATCTAACGAATGGATTATTAACGAAAATTTCTCAAAATTAAGTGGTTCAGACCCAAGTAACGTAGGAACTAACAATATTAAGGATAAACTTCTTTCGGATGTCTCTGCAATCTATAGAGATGCTGAAAATTACTATATTGCGTCTTCTGGATTCCCATCTTATGCTATTGGCCCATTTGATAACATTGAAACACCTCAAGATCAAGAATATCTTAAGATTTTACCTAGAAAACCAATAGAGGCTAGTTCTAAGAATATTACAACCTCAAAAGAGGTTGGTGTTTTGGTTAATGGTGTTCCTATACTCAATCATAAGTCAGAAAGAGGTTTAGATTACGGTGCACTCGAAAAAATCACTATTACTGACCCAGGAAGGAATTATAGTGTTCCACCTACTGTTAATATCGAAGGTGATGCAACTGCAACTGCTGAAATCAATGGGTTAGGTGAAATTACTGCTGTTAATGTTACAAATCCTGGAACTGGGTATACCAGTGCTCCAGCTGTCACATTTACTAGTGGATCAGGAGGTCAATTCACTGTTTTGATCCAGCAAGGTGAAATTGCCAACATTTATCTCTCTGTTAATGCTCAAGCACAAATAATTGATGCTGGTTCTGATTATACAGAGGCACCAGACGTTTTTATCTACGATGCTAGTGGAAAAGGTGGTGGTGCATTCTTTACCTGCCAAATAGATGCTACAACAGGTAAGATTACTGGATTTACTAAGCAATCTGGTGGTTTTGACTATGTGGACAGTTCTACAACTGTCACATTGGTTCCTAAGTCTAGAATGGCATCTGCAACTGCTGTTTTGACTAGATGGCAGTATAACAGATACTTAGAGATGTCTGTTGACAATGGAAATGCTTCTGGTATCGTAGAAGACTCTAATGACCCTAATTATGGTTATGCATATGGCCATATCATTGCTCCTTCTTCTTTAAAGGTGCAAAGAGTAGATAATGTTGATGGTCAGGGTAACCCTTTATCGAATAAGAGTCATTCTCCAATATTAGGGTGGGCTTATGATGGAAATCCCATATATGGTAGTTTTGGATACGAAAATGCTTATCAGGACGTTACTGCTGCCAATCCTACTGTAAAAAGGATGGGATCTAGTTGGAAACTCAAAACAAGTAGAATATCCGATGCACCAAGCATAACAACTTACTCATTAGGTCGTTTTACTAATGATTATGAATTTGAAGAGCGTTTAGGTGATCTAGACGCTAATAATGGACGTTTTTGCACAACACCAGAATTTCCCAATGGTGTATATGCATATTTTATGACTACTGATGATACGGAAGCACCTACCTTCCCATATACAATTGGTGAGTCATTTTATAACGTTCCTATCGAAGAAAACTGGAAACCTAAGTCTAGACAAGCATTTTTACCAGATGGAGTTCGTAGAAGGACTGTTAGTGCAAATGATAAGACAGGAGAACTATTAACTTCTAGAGTTAGTGGTATTGAGTATGGGCCAATTACAAATGTTGAGGTTCATCAATCTTCTTACAATTTTACGAATGAAGACGTTCTATACATCGATAATTCCATTAATGATAATGGAGATGGACTATTTGCTGCTGTAGACCAAATTCAAGGTCAGGAAGTTGCATCTTTGTCCTGTAACACTCCTAAGAACCTTTATCTTACTTGTAATGATAATGTATACCTAAACCATAATACTGTCCTTACACAGGATAATAGCGGTGCTACAGGAACGGTTATAGGTAAGATCGAAGAAGATAATAAATTTGTAGTAAAAAATGTTACAGGAACGTTTAATAAAATTGATCCAGTTCAATCAACTACAGAAATTTACAATATAACCTTTGACGATACTGTTGTAGCAGATGTTGGATCTTTCATTGTTTATGCTGTTAATAGTGGTGGTGTATCACACGAAGCTGCTATTGGTAAGGTCTTACGTAACGTATTTGATAAAAATACTGTTATTGTAGAATTGCAGAATGCTAACCCAGATTTAGAAACTACTGTTGTAGATGGTAATACTGTTACTATCCCTAGTACATCTTACAATAAACTTGGATTCTTTGCTGATGGTAATGGTTGTGCTATTGGTGAAGATTCAGCAACTATTGTAAATGTTAGAGCTCTATCTAAAAACTTTACATTACTTGATGTAGAAGATAATATTGCTGTTCTTAGAACTGCTAGTAAGAGACACGGTTTAGCAGTTGGTGATGATGTTATTGTTACCGTTCAACCTGACTCTAGTATTTCTACACAGAAGTATTATGTAGAAACTAAGAAATATAATACAATTAAATTAAACCCACCCACAAAAGTCACTGATATCAATGGATCTGGGATAGCTAGATTAACCTTGGTTAATGCTGGTAGTGGATTTACTCCATCAACTACTTTTGCTGGACTTACCCTTACCAATGCTTCTGGTACTGGTCAAAGTGCAACAGTTACCCTTACCACAAATTCTGGTGGCCACGTAGAGTCATTTATTATAGCAAATAAAGGTGATGGGTATGGTTATGGAAATATCTTAACTATACAATCTAGTTTACTAGGTGGTAACGTTAATAGTCAGGAGTGTTCATTCTTTGTTGATGCTGCTGGTTGTGCCAAAGGTGATACTGTCATATTAACTACTAGTGCAGCTGGTTTTTCAGCAGGTGATATAGTTCAGATTACTGATGAGTTCTGTGAAATTGATAGTGTTTCAGGTAACGAAATAACTGTAGTACGTGGTGTCAATGGATCGGAAGCAGAAGATCATATAGAAGGTGTATCTGTAACATTAGTATCTAATGTTTATAGGTTTGAAAAAGATGCTAGTATATCCTTTGGTGGAAATACTGCATTTGTAGATTCTTACAATTCTGAGACTCAAGACCTTACTGTTTATTATCAAAATGAAGGTGATACAGTAATTACTACATCATCTACATTTTTAGATGGTAGTACTCCTGCTAAACAGGTTTCTATAGCAAGTGCTCCAGATACTTCTTTGAAGTTTAGGTTTAGAAAGGATGGAGAGACAGAATGGAATAAAAATATTACATTAGATATTCAAAGAACATATCGTTACCTATTTGACACTAGTGATACCTCTTTACTCAATAGGAATCTTAAATTCTATGAGAATGTCTATAAAACTACAGATTTAATACAGGCTTTTGAATCAGATACTAAACCAGGTGCTAACGGATCGTTTACTACATTCCAATTAGGATATGGTATACCTATAGATGGATCTACTTGGAATAGTACACCTGTACTAGATATTCCTCCTAAAATTTATTATGGAGAGGTATCTAATAAGATTGATAGTGAAGCACAGTTCTTTACTCTTGTAGAAGACCCATTTGCAGGTAAACACCCTGTATTTTATGGATATGAGATGGAGTTTGCTTATAGGCTTACTACTACTCCTCAAAATGAAGGATTTACAAATGTTCAATACTATACAGACTCTCTATACGCTGTAGGAGCGATTAAGAGGGTTAAAGTCATTAGTGGTGGTAAAAACTACACAATGCCACCTTTAGTTCCTGGTGTCTTCTTAAATAAGCGTTTTAGAGGTGCTTTTACTCCAAATATCATCGATGGTAGAATTGTATCAGTTACAGTCACTGATACTGGATTAAATTACTCAAAACCCATTGTTTTGCTTGAAAATATCGGAAATGGAGCAAATGCTAAGTTTAATGTTGAATTAAGACCAGATGGAAGTGTAGGACGTATTATTCCTACAGTTGAAGGTATTGATTACCCCGATACAACTACTTTACGTCTTTATGAGTCTGATGTCAAGTTATTTGCTCACGGAGACGATATTGGTAAGTTGGCAACCCTAGAAATCATTTCTTCGGGTAAAGACTTCAATAACGATCCAACATTGACTCCACAAGTCAATCCACCCATTGTAATGACTCTAAACAATATGCCAGATAAGGCATTCTTGAATGGAGAGCTAATTACGCAAAGAAACCTAGGTGGAGACGTAATTGCTTCTGGTAGAGTCGATTATTGGGTTGACGGTATTAATATTCTTCGTTTGAAGGGTATTTACGGAAACTTCGATTCTAGGTATCAAATCTATGGTGAAACACTTCGTAGTTATGCAAGTATTCAAAAAATCTTTGTAGCAGACATTGTTCCCGAAATTGGACCTACAAGTACTTCAGTTGGTTCATATTCAAGTGATAGAAGTAAATTAAGTGCAGTTTCTCAAAAAGTCCAAGATGGAGTCTATTATCAAGATTATTCTTACGTAGTTAAGTCTACAGTCTCTATTAACGACTGGAGAGACTTTGTTAAGCGTTTTACCCATCCTGCTGGATTTAACCTCTTTGGAGAGGTCTTAATTGAGTCTGAAGGTGATGGAACGCAACCAGAGACTATTGACACTCCACAATCGGGTATTAAGGATAATGGCTTTGGTGCTGTCCTTAGTATTCTAGAACCAGGCGTTTTGGGTGTTACTTGTTCTCATAAGTCGAGAAAGATTACTCAATCCCACGTTAGAGTCGATTCTATGTCGAAACAACGTGGTAAGGGAACTATTAACTATAGTGAACAAAATAACGTTGAAATTGAAGTATTTGACTTAGATCTATCACCAGAATTTGATGGTGCTATTCAGGCTGATGGTACAATCACTGGTACGACTCAATTTACATTATTCAAGAAAGATATAAACGAAGTACTATCTCCATATAATGCAAGACAATTAATTGTTACTTTAGATGGTGTTTTACAGGATCCTGATACTGCTTATACAATTAGTGGATCAACAATAACATTTGCTTCACCTCCATTAGGACCATATATTGATACTCGTACTGGTATTGCTGTTCCTGGTGTGACTTTCTATGGAAAGTCGATGAAATTCCAGGATGATACTAATAATGCTGAATGGATGCTAGAAGCGACTAATATTACTTCTCAGTTTGATGGTACTACTAAAGAATTTGATCTTGGTATTACTATTGCAGAAAATGATCATTTATACGTTTCTTTAGATGGTGTTATTCAGGAACCAGATGTAGCGTTTACATTAACACCAGGTGGTATTGGTACTAGTAAGATTACCTTTAGTGAAGCACCAAGACAAGTTGGTAAGATTGTAGAATTAGATATTGGTGATGCAACTAATTGGTTGGTAAATGACTTTGTTGTTGGCCAAACTTCTGGAGCAAGAGGTGAAATTGTTGCTAAGAGATATTTCCGAGGTAACAAGTACCTAGATGCTGCTAATATCATTAAAGATAATGCTTCTGTATTAGCAGAAGAATCAGTTGGTATATTAGATGATACTAGTAAATTTAAACCTGAATATTTCCAATATCCAGGTCTAGGAAGAAATCAGTGTATTGTTGACCTTAAGTCTGTTCTTAGGGCAATGTCAGATGACCTTATACAAGGTGGTAACAGTAATACATTTGATGCTGCTAAAGAGTATCTACTAGATCCTTCAGATCCTAATTCCGATATTAAGCATATTGAGGGAGAAGTAGAAGCAACTTTATGGGCTATGAAGTATCTTAAGGATATGACTATCCTTGCGGTACGTAATAAGTTTGGTATAGACAATCTATACGACTTCCAGAGAGCAGCAGCATCTGATTTTAAATTAACACCTTCTAATGCAGTATACACTCCTTCTAATGGTACATTTGTACTAACTATACCAAATCACGAGCTTACTACAGAAGATTACATAACCATTGCTGATAATGCACTAAAATTTAGTTGCACAATGGGAACTGGGGATAAGACTTATCCAAGACAAGGTGATCCTGCTTACAGGTCAACTTTGGCCATTACAAATGTAACAGGTGATGATGTTACTGTTAATGTAGGTGCTACAACCAATATTACTCATACTCCTACTGCTGGTTCCTATGATCCTGCTACAGGTTTATTAGAACTAACTATTGGATCTCATAACCTTAAACCTAATACTGCTGTTAAGATTGCTCCTAACTCACTATCATTCAGTTGTGAGATGGATGATCAGGCTACAGTCAAGACATATCCTAGAACAACCGATCCTTACTTCGACACTGCTGTTAATATCGTAAGTACTGGATCTACTTTCCATACTGCTACTGGTGCAATTTATAGTGGTACTACAGGTATTATGACTGTTACCGTTCCAGATCACGGATTTGAGAATGGAGATAAAGTTAAAATTGCTGATGGTGGAATAACATTTAGTTGTACCTATGGTGCTGGAGTTCACAACTATGTTGGTGGTACTGCAACCAATGCTATAACTGTCACAGGTGGTTCTCAAATGAATGTCACCAATGCTCAGTATACTCCTAGCACTGGCGATTTAATATTGACTATTGGTGCTGGCCATAATCTTACACTTGTAGATACAATTACTATTGCTGCTGGATCATTAACTTTCCAATGTGATTTGGATAACTTTGGTTCTGATCACTCTTATCCACGTTCTACTGACCCTGTATACAACAAAGCAATTGGAATTAAAGCAGTAGGTAGCACAACTATTACAGTTGATGTTGGTGTAAGTTCTCCTGGTTCTGCATATCCACGTTCTACTGATGCTATCAGTGGCAAGTTTATGCCAATTTCAAATGTAACTGATAACACATTTGATATATCAGTATTAGATACAATTCCTTCTACTAACACTGATGTACACACTTATGTAAGTTCAGTACCTAATGCTATTGAGTTAGAAAAGGGTAGGATTACACTTCAAGTTGGTTCTTCTCCTTTAGTAAGTCATAACGTTAGTAATGCTCAATATGACCCTCAAACGGGTGATATGGTTTTAACTATTGGTACCCATAGTTTAAACACAAATGAAAGTATTAAGTTATTAGATAATTCTATAAGATTTAGTTGTACAGAGGGTAGTGGAGAGTATTCATATCCTAGACCAGATACAATTCCATTAACTGCAACTACTGGCACCACATACAATCCAACGACAGGTGTTATGAGTGTTACCACAACTGGTAACCACGGATTAGTAGATGGTGACTGGATTAAATTTGCTGATGGTTCATTATCACTTAGTTGTGATTATGGTACTACAAACCACACATATGTTGGTGGAACTTCTATTGATGCTCTTTCTTCTGGTGGAACTAACTACAATGTCATTGGTGCAAATTATAATTCTGCTAATGGAGAGATGGTTCTTACAATTGGAACTCATTCTCTATCAACCAGTGATACTGTATTAATTGCTGCAAATGCTATAGCATTTACTTGTGATGCAGATAATAATGCTACTACTCACACATATCCTCGTATTGGAGATCCTGCTTATAATACAGCAATTGATATTGATGCTGTAGATCAAGGTGCTGGTACTATTACAGTTAATGTTGGTGCTGCATCTGGTGGTCAGACAAAAACATATCCTAGAGAAACGGATTATCCACACGATAGATGGTTAAAGGTTTCTAATACTCAGGCTGATACTACAGTATTTGAAGTTACTGTTTTAGATGCAATTCCTTCTACAAATACTAATACTCACGTATTTGTTTCAGCAGTTGCTGATGGTATTAGTAAGAAGAAAGATCCATTCCACGATACTGCAATTAATATCAAGGGCTCTGATCAAAGTGCTGGTACTATTACCATTAACGTATTGAATACAGCTCCTTCTACTAATGTAACACCACATACCTATCTCGGATCACTTCCTGGAGCAGTAATTAGTGGTGGAGGTTACACTCACAGATTCATTGGTGCTGCTAATGATGCTATTATTTCTGGTGGTGACTATACACATACATTCGTAGAATCAACACAAAATTCAATTGGTGTATATGCTGATCCTTATAATATTGATAATCCTGTAGCAAATACCTTTATTGATGCTGCAAAACTAATATCAGATAACAAGACTTTCGTTGCTGAAGAAGCAGTAGCAAGAATGGCTACTGGTACATTACAAACTGTTAGTGATGCTACTTACACACCAGTAACAGGTATTCTAGAATTGAATATTGGAGCTCATTCTTACACTACTGGTCAATTTGTTAGAATCCCAGACAATTCATTAATATTCAGTTGTACAATGGGTTCTGGTAATAAAACCTACCCACGTCCATCCGATCCTATTAGTGGTGAAACAGTTCAAATTAAATCTGTAGACCAGTCAGGTGGAACATTTACTATTGATGTAGGTGCATCACCTATTGTAAATTATGATGTATCAAATGCTACATATGACCCTGCATTGGGTGATATGGTACTAACTATTGGTTCTCATAATTTATCTACAGGTACAAGTATTAAACTTGCTACTGATTCATTAAAGTTTGAGTGTCCTGCTGCTGTTGGAACTCACATTTATAGCGGTGGTACAGTAACAAATGCAGTTACAATTGATGGTGTTCAAAAAGATATAACTGACGCTGATTATAATCCAGTAACAGGTTTATTAGAATTAACTGTTGGATCTACTACTGGATTAGCTGCTGCTACTTCACATCAAGCAGGATCGGGCACTACTTATAATCCAACTACAGGTATTATGACCTTGGAGGTTACTGGTCATACCTTCTCTAATGGTGATCTAGTTTATCTTGATGATGGTGCAGTTACATTTAAATGTCAATATGGTGTAGGTTCAGCACATACGTGGGTTGGTGGAACATCAACTAATGCTATTACAATTACTGCTGGTAGTGTCCAGAAAGATGTAACATCTGCTACATATGATCCTAATACTGGTCTTTGTGTAATGACCATTGGAGCACATAGTTTTACAACTAGCGACACAGTAACTATTGGTGCTGATAAGTTATCATTTACTTGTACTGCTGACGGTAACGTCAAGACTAAGACATATCCTCGTGCAACCGACCCTGCATATAATACTGCTATTGCAATTGATGCTGTAGATCCTTCTGGTGGTACTATTACTTGTAATGTTGGTGTTGTAAGTGGTAATGTAACAACTGCATATCCTCGTGCTACTGATCCTATTAGTAATAAGTGGGTTGCAATTTCTAATGTTCAGACAGATACATTTGATATCCAAGTATTAGATACAATCCCTTCTACAAATACAGATGCACATACATTTGTAAGTAGTGCACCAGGTGCTATTAAGAGAGCATCAAATACTATAACTATTGGTGCTGGTAAGGTAACCTTTACTTGTGATGCAGATAATCACGCTACTGATCATCCATATCCAAGAACAACTGACCCTGTATACAATACTCCAATTGGAATTATTGCTGTAACAGGAACTACAGTTTCTTGTAACGTTGGTATAGCATCAGCCACTAGTCAAAGTACATATCCAAGAGCAACTGGAGCAGCGACATCTAATGGTTCTGACTATGCTTACGATACCCCATTAGAAATTACAGCAACCACTGGAACTACTATTACACTTAACGTTAATGGTGGTCAAGGTGCTATTAGTGTTAATTCTGCTCATACATTCGTTGAGGCTACTGCTGGTGCAGTAATTAGTGGTGGTAATTATACTCATACATTCCAAGGATCATCTGCACCAATAGAAGTTGGTGTTGGTACTATAGCTGATCCATATTATGATGATGCTGCTTATATCAAGTATGAAGGTACACCTCTTACTGCTACTAATGCTGCATATGCTCCTGATACTGGAATAGTAACTCTAACAGTACCTACTCTCCAATTTACACCATCAGATGCTGCATATAGTCCTGCATCTGGTGATATGCAAATAACTTTAGGTGCTGGCCATAATCTCACTACTTACGATAGTATTAAGATCGCTGCCAACTCATTATCATTCAGTTGCGAGTTTAATGGCGTAACTCAAACTAAGACATATCCAAGAGCAACAGGTGCTGCTACAACTAATGGTGCTGATTATGCTTATGATGTATTCTTACCAATACTTAAAGTAGATGATACTACTGTAACTGTTAATGTTAATGGTGGACAAGGTGTTATTAGTCATAATGTTCCTCATACATTCCAAGGTGCTGGTCCTTTGTGTATTACATCTCAAGGTCACGGTCTAGCATCTGGAGATAAGATTAAGATTGTAGATGGATCATTAACCTTTACTTGTGCTGAAGATGGTAACTTAACTAATCACGCATACCCTAGAGCAACAGATCCTATTAGTGATAAGTGGATACCTGTATCAAATGTTACACCTAATACTTTTGATATACAATGTTTAGAGACTTTACCATCTACTAACGAGACTGTTCATACATTTGTTTCTGCTTTAGTAAATGGTATTATTAAGCAAGATGGTGTTATTGTAACAAATGTTGGTAAATCTTCAAATACAACTCCTCATCTATTCTCACCTCAGGTAGGTCAGACACCAACTAATGCAACTTATACCCCATCAACGGGTATTATGGAAGTCACTATCACCAGTCACGGATTTGATAATGGAGATTATGTACAATTTGCTGATGGTGCTGTTATATTCCGTTGTGATGAAAATGGACAGGCTGATGATCACGCATATCCTAGAGCGATAACTGATTCCTTTACTGCTGGTACTGGTACTTCATATGATGGTAGTACAGGTGTACTAACAGTAGATGTTGGTGTTACACACAACTTATCTGATGGTGATTGGATTAGATTCAAAGATGGTGCACTTACATTTACTTGTACAGAAGACACGAATCAGACACAACACTCATATCCTAGGTACACGGATTACCCAAGTAATAAGTGGTTAGAAATTTCTAATGCTTCAGGACAAACATTTGATGTTACTGTATTAGATATTATTCCTTCTACTAACACCACAGCACATAGTTTCGTAGCAAATCAGGCTATGACTGATGGTATCGAGCACAAGAAAGATCCTGCATCTGGTTCTTGGTTGAAGATACTGAATAAGACAAGTGATACCTTCCAAGTACAAGTTAATACTACAGTACCTTCAAGTAACGTTACTACTCACGTATATCAAGGTTCATTACCAAATAGTGTTAAGAGAGCAGTAATTCTGACAGGTGGTGATTATCAGCATACATTTGATAGAGCATTAACTAATTCAATTACTGCTAATACAGGTGCTAAGTTTACTCCAACTAATGCAACATTTGCACCTGACACTGGTATTCTTGTTCTTACAATTGGGTCTGGACATAGTTTAACTACTTCTAATACCATCACAATAGATCCTAATGCTATTGTAATGAGATGTGAGATGGATGCAAATGAGACTCCTCATTCTTATCCTAGACCTACTGATCCTGCATATGGTAGAACATTAAGTCTACAATCAGTAGACGATGGTGCTGGTACAATTACATTATTTGTAGGTAAATCACTTCCATTAGCATATGAACCAACTGTAGGTAGATATGATCCTATTACAGGTGATTTGATAATGGATATTGGAGAGCATAGATTGTCTAGAGGAACTGGATTTAAGTTCTTCCGTGATGCTCTTTCATTGACTTGTTCAATGGACAATCACGAAACTGTCCATACCTATCCTCGTGCTTCTTCACACGATGCACTTGGCGATTGTGTTGACGACGTTAAAGATATTCTTAAGGCTATTGTATGGAACCTTAAGTATGGTGGTAATAACAGGGTATGGGATGCTGCTGATCTATTCATTGATAGAAGGGGATATTTAGAGCATATCCAACACCAAATACCAGAAGTCTTAAATGTAATGGGACATTTGAAGACTATCCTTGCAAACGTAATACGTAGTAATGATGTTAATGTAGTTGGATCTCACGGTTTAATACAAGTTAAAGATCCTTCTATTACTAAGGAATCTAATGAATGTGCTGCTGTAGAATCTGCTGTTAATACATTTGTTACTTTAATCGAAGATGCAGTACAAACTCCAAATACATTCGAGTCTAATGTAGCAAGAACTATCCCAGAAAGATGGCCTATTGTTCATAGTTCATTAACTGCTAATAGAGATCTTACTATTACTGTTGATTCACTTCCTCAGTGTGCTCAAGTTGAATCCGCTATTAATACGTTGTTTAGTATAGTTACTACAACTATTCAGGAGACTGCTTATAATAACACTAACTATTTGATGACGATAACTCAGGACTTCCCTAATCCCAATAAGATTCAGGTAGAAATGTCCGAGAAGGAATTTATTGCTGGTGAAGATGTTCAAAGTGAAGCTACTTTAACTACTGTTACTGCTACTAGTACTGATGTTATTGCTCCAGGTATTCAACAGAAATTCTTTGGATATAAGCACGGTAAGTACTACAAGTTAGATTCTATTGAACCTCAGTTTAATAGTGCTCAAACTATATTTGAATTAGAACGTAGTGGTGTTCCTTTCTATGCAGAAAGAAATCAGAATATTGTAATTGTATTGAACGGTGTTATTCAGCAAAATAAAGTAGCGTATAGGATAGAAGATAACTATGTAATCTTCAACGAACCTCCTTCAACAGGATCTGCTTGCTTTATTCTGTACTACTTTGGTTTAGATCCAGAACGTATTCTCTTAGGATATAATATTGAGCCACCTGGCACATTTAAGAAGTTCTTTAAGTTAACTTTGGATACACAAGTTATTATTCCTGTTGAAGGTGCTGATTGTTGGGTATCAACTGATGCTAATTCTGATACGCATACCTATGAGTATTCGTATGCTAGAGGTAGAATTTATAAGCAGAACTGGGAACCTGGTTCTAGAAACCTTGTATTCGTCGAAGGTGTTACAGCACAGAAAGTTAACTGGGAAGGTGGTACTATAAGCATCACAAGAGATAGAGGAGCTAGTGCTTCTTTACTTGATGCTAATGTTACAGCAGTAGAAGAACTAGTTAACGTTGATCTTAGAGAAAGATTATTTAATAGACAAGATAGATTAGAATCTAATTTGAAACCAGGAGATCTTATTCAGATTGACGGTGAGGCAGATACACGTTCAATCATACGTGCTGCTAGAGAAGCACTTGTAACCTCTGGTTATGACAGTGATACTACCGTTGGATCGTTCTTCAGATCTTATGAATATGAAGTTGTAGTTAACGTTGGTCCTTATTCTGGACAGATTGAAGGTGATGGTGGACAAGCTGTTGCTCGTATTGACGCAGAATTGAGATACCATACACTTGTTTCTAGTAGACAATTAAATCAAGAATATCTACCAGGTGATATTCTAGTTCAGTATGCTGATCAAAATAATACTAGTTCTGCTATAGTATGGCAGGCTACAGTCAAGAACTACGTTCCTGCTAGAAAGACTATAGAATTGTATAGTAACTACCTAGATGGTAATCCTTACACTGATCCAGTAGAGGCTAATTTCCGTCCAGGCGAAAAAGTTTATATTGATGGTACTGTTGGTACTGAATCTATTGGTCTTCAATACCTAAAACCAGGTGGTGTTAATAGTCTTGTTGTTTCTAAGAGAGATAATAGTACTTACTTCACCAATCAGTTTAACTGGAGAAATGATAACGTATTGAATAAAGGTGAAGATCGTCTTGGTGGAGCATTTGTACCTGCTAATGCAAGTGCTAACAACATATCACAAGAATATGGTTTTACTTCATCAATATACTCAGATGATTTAGAAGATCAAATTTCCAAGAATTATCGTGAACCACCAGTACTAGTTTTCCGTAGTGCTTCCTTACTTGATGAAAATGGTGTTGCTATTGGATCACCTACAGGTGGTGGTGCACGTGCAAATGCTATCGTCACTAGAGGTGAAGTAACTGATATTGAAATTATTTCATCAGGATCAGGATATAAAGTACCACCTCAAGTTTTATTCACTAGAGGATATTTCGTTATTCGTAAGGATCCTATTAATATTAAGAACCTTACTACTTTCGGTATTAACAGACAGATAGATCTTCGTTGTGGTCTTAGATCATATATTGACACTATCTTTAAAGGTGGTTCTGCTCCTCAATGGAGATCGATGTTACCTCTTGGTACCACATTGGTATTTGGTAATGCTGGTAGTCCTTCGTATATGATTAATAGGACTTCTGATCCTAGAGTTATCATTAGAAAGATTCTTCCTCTGAGTGATATTACCACAAAACCTCAACCACAAATTCTATTTGAATTAGGACCAGAAGATCTTAAGTGTCAGCATAGAGGAACTAAAGTTACACAAACTCAGTGTACTGGTGGTGTACAAGGTATCTCAGTTGCTTTATCGAAATATAAGAAGACAGAAACTAAGCTTAGTGCTCAGTCAGGTTGTATTGAGAGACAAGCTGGTAATTTAGGTGATTCATTGATTGGTAAGGATACATTCAGTCCTGGACTTCTTGGTCCTCATCTACAGTATCTACAAGACTTTAAGTTTGAAATTCAACCTCAAAGTAGCACTAATAACACTGGTTCTTATGTAGATGGTAAAGGAAATACTATTAACTACGTTATGGGTGATATGACTATTGGATTCTTCTCTGATTACTATCCTACCCTTGCCGTTGGTGATTTTGAAAATCCTGAAATTGCTGGTTCTAAAGTTGTAGCTCCTGGTGATACCAATGACTTCAACTTTATGCAAGGATCAAAAATACATTTTGGTACAACTTTGAAGTATTCTGCTTTGGATAATCCAAATGGTACAGATACATTACTTGTTACATCTACTGCTGGATTCCCTGCTAGTGGAGGTAGTTTAATTATTGGAAGTGCCAGTGATCAAGATAAGAGAGAGAAGATTACGTATACACAAGCATTTGCCGATCGTTTTGTTGGGTGTACACGTGTCAATCCAATAGGTGTAGTCGAAAAAGGATTTAGTGCTTATGATTTCGGTACTACCAATGTAGGGGCATCAGTCGTTGCAGGTGGTACAGGCACAGGCACAGGAGGTTTTGCTTCCAACATAAATTATCTCTTATTCTCAGGTGCAGGTGGAGCTAGATCCGCAACATTTGCTCCTACTGACTTGACTACATACAATACGGTAACATTTAGTGCGATTCGTGGTAACGGTAGCAATGGTGGTAATGCACCTTCTGCTGGAATACACGATTTGAACGTGAGTTACAGTATTGATGGTGGAACTACATTCTATGATATTGGGTCAGTTGCAATCTATTCAGACACTACGTTTGATAATTGGCATACAATTACTCAAAATATCCCATCGAATGCTCAAACTGCCTCAACAATACTCCGTATCTATATGGCTGACTCCACGAATATGACATCAGAACAGTATGGTGTCCGTTTAATGTGGTTCGATGATGCCAATACTGACTCCTATGTCGCAGGTGACTATATAATCACCGCAGATTTAGATCTATAAATATAAATAACTTTCGGATCCAGTCTCAGAAACCCTTTTAGAAAACAATGTCTGCTATTATCACTGATCTGTTCAGGATACATAATGCCCAACAGTTCGTCGAGGCATTATCTGAACCCACAACCTCTACTCCTGCTGAAGAAGCAGCAGCTGAGGCAGGTACACAACGTACACGACTCTACTTCTTTATTGGTAGACCACAAGAATGGAAAGCATATCTTGAACTTTATGCAATTAACAACACCTTTCAAGTAGGTGAGGTTGTATATCAAGGTACTTCATATCCTGGTGGTGCTTCAGTATATGGAACTGTAGAAAAAGTATTTCCAAATTCTGTCCTACTATCTGGTGTAAATGGTACACTAGGTCAGAACTCTAATTTCGTTGCTGGTACTACTGTCACTGGTAATTCAAGTGGTGCTACTGGTAAAGCTGGTGTGTGGAGGACTGGATCCGAGAACGTTCCTACATCACCTTTTGACTCTCAAGAAGAGAAGTTCGAGATCTATGATGATATGATCTCTCTTAAAAGGGTTAAGAAAGACGATTTAACATTCGTGGTTAAGCGTTATAACTTCGGTGCTAACACAGTGTACGATATGTACAAGCCCGATTATTCTAGTGCTAAGACTGCTGCTACTGGTGCCACCTCATTATTTGCTTCCACATTCTATGTGATGAACAGCAACTATGAGGTCTTTAAGTGTTTATATAACGGTCAAACTCCTACAGATCCTAACGGTGTAGTATCAGTTACAGAACCTACTAAGGTTCAGTCTATCTCTGGTATCTTTATCGAACCAGAAGATGCTGGTAACCCAGGATTCAGAACTGATGGTAAGCGTCCATATGTATGGAAGTATATGTATACTATCCCTACTGACAGTGTATTGAAGTTCTTGTCAACTGACTTCCTTCCAATTATTGAAGAAACTGCTGTTACTTCTGCTGCTGTTAACGGTGCTATAGATACTATTCTTATTACCGATGCAGGTTCTAACTATGATGCTGGTACATACTACACTCCAATTAAGGGTGATGGTTCTGCTGGAATCGCTAAACTTGTAGTTGATTCTGGTTCTATTGTCGAGGCAAGTCTACAGGCTGCTGGTACTGGATACACATATGCATCTATCAACTTTGGAGATGTTTATAGTGATAGTGGATTAACAACTGGATCTGATATTGACGCTAACAGTGACGCAACTGGTGGTGCTGTAGAAGTTATCATTCCTCCTCAAGGTGGACACGGTGCTGACCCTGTAGAAGAATTGGGTGGTAAAAGAGTTATGGTCAACACTCGTTTGACCTATGATGAAGGAGAAGGTGACTTCCCAACAGATAATGACTTCCGTCGTATTGGTCTACTTCGTGACCCATACAACTTCGGTACTACAGACTTTGCAACTGCTGATAACCTAAGTGCAACTCCTGCATTGAAGGTTCAGAGTCCTTCTGGTGATTTCTTCGTTGATGAAGAGATTTCACAGACATATACTTCTGGTGGTTCATCTGTAACTGCTAAGGGTACAGTTGTTTCTTGGAAGGGAACTGTTGATGGTGTAACATACAACATCCTTAAATACTTCCAGTCTCCTGATCGTCATACACATAATGGCGTTGTTTACCCATTTACCAACACAGCTGATGTTGTTTCTGGTGCAGGATCACTTTCTACTGCTACGGTAAATAGTTCATATAATACACCTGGTGGACAGACAGATGGCGGTGTAGTTTTCGCAAGCGGTGCTTCTAATGCAGAGATTGCGAAAAACTCAGGCGATATCATTTACATTGAGAACCGTCGTGCTATCTCTCGTGCTTCTGACCAGATTGAAGATATCAAGCTCGTAGTCGAGTTCTAATTAAAGAGTCTTAAGAGATGCCACAAAATACTAACCTGAATAGAACCCCGTATTTCGACGACTTTGATGCGGGGAAGAATTTCTATAGGATTCTATTCCGTCCAGGATATTCTATCCAAGCAAGAGAACTAACTCAACTACAATCAATGTTGCAAGGGCAACTTGAATCAGTTGGTAATAGTATGTTTAAGCAGGGTCAGATGGTGATCCCTGGTGAAGTATCTTATTCGGATACCTATGAATATGTTAAGTTAAGTAGCGTCTCTCAAATTGCTCAGAATGTTGATGGTGAAATTAACTTCGTTAAATATGACATTTCTCAATTGGTTGGCAAGGTTATGGTCGGCCAGACTTCTGGTGTTAAGGCATATATTGATAACTACTCCTACGAATCGACTCTGGATTCTGATACCGTTTTCGTTAAGTATATTAGTTCAGGTGCTGATAATTCAGATAGTAGATTCCGTCAAGGGGAGTCACTTAAGTTAGAAAATGAGACTACAGACGATAATCCTACTTTAGTTGTAGGTTCTGATGGTATTAAACCTTCAAGTAGCCCTGCAATGGGTTATGGATCTGCTGTAAACGTCCAAAGAGGTATTTACTTTATTAATGGTCATTTCGTTCAGAACGATGCTCAGACATTGATTTTAGCAAAGTATGCTACTGATACTTCATATAAAGTTGGTTGGACTATTACAGAAACAATTATTACTCCTGAAGATGATGTATCTCTTAAGGATAATGCACAAGGATATTCTAATTTCTCTGCACCAGGTGCACATAGATTAAAGATTACTCTTCATCTAGAGAAATTTGATGTTGATTCTCCTTCAAATAAGAATTTTGTACAGTTACTATATCTTCAACAAGGTAGGATACAGAGACAGATTAAGCAAACTGCACCTAGCCAGATAGAAGAAATATTAGCACGTAGAACATATGATGAATCTGGAGACTATGTTGTCAAGCCATTTACATCAGATATTAAGGAATATTACAATAAGAATGGTTCAGGATTCTATAATGTTGGTCCTGACGGTACAGTTAATGGTCATACTACTGATGAGGCTGCTGATAAGTTAGTATTGAATGTTGGTCCAGGTAAAGCATATATTCGTGGTTATGAGGTAGAGAATACAGATCCTAAGTACATAGATTTAGATAAAGCCAAAGCAACACAAGATAGACAAAATACAAGAATATACGGATCTCCTTTATCTCGTATTCCTCTTCGTTCTGTAAAAGGTAGTGTTCCTATTAGTTCTACTCCTGATGGTGAAGCTACTCCATTCAAAAAGTTAGATTTATATCGTAAGTTTATTGATTCCCATTTTGGAACTAATCCTGATGGTCAAAATATAGTAAATGGAGAATATTTTGAAACAGAAAGGCCCCTTAGTTCTGGAAATGCGACTGGTGCTTCAGTAGTATTTTCATCGAATACATTAAGAGGAGAAACCTACGCTAATGAAGATTCTATAATGAGTGTTTGGGTATACCAAGGTACTAGTACTACTAGTGGTGTACCAATTACAGCAGAACCTTTTGGTAGTATTACCGATGTAGTATTCACAGACTTGAAAGATGGTACTCCAAAGACAATGTATGTCTGGGATGGAGCTAATCATTCAGCAGTAAAGGTAATTGCTGGTCGTACAAATGTAGTATTTAATGATGATGTTAAAGGAACATCAGCTTGGGCAGAAGATAGTGCTATGACCACTGGTAATCACGTTGTTCAAGAGTTGATTCTTAGAGGTCCGATTAAGACTCTTACTAATATTCATATAGCACAACAAGCACAAGGCCCTTGTGAAGCAGATGTAGCGATTGGTGGTACTCCTGCCAATACAAATACTTGTATGTTATATGCAACCAATAATGGTAGTATAGTATATGGTGTTATTATTGATTACACAATGCCAATGTCACCTATCATTGGTCGTGCAATTGGAAGAGATTTTAAATTTAAGAATAAGCCTAATGGATTTGATAAAACAAAGAATGTACTTTCTAATGCCGCTAATCAAGATTGCACATTTGATTTGTCATACACAAACCCAATCTTATTCACAAGAATCAAATTAGTTGGAAATCATTCTTTCGATACAGGAGCTAATGTCATTGGTTCTATTAGTGGTAGTACTGGTGTTGTAGAAGGTGGTCTTTCTGTGGGTAATAATGATCCATCAATTGCTACCTTATCGTATGGAACAAATCTTACTTTATCTAAAGTAATTGGTTCTTTTGTTGAAGGAGAAGAAATATATGATGCAGATGATAGTGCGAAGACAGCTGTTATAGCAGTAAATGGACGTATTAGTCACTTTACTGTTCCTTATGGTGGGCAAAATTATGCTTCCACTGCACAAGACATATCTTTAAAGATTGGTAATAGACCATATCAAAGTAACTATATTACTTGTACTTCTTCACCTACAAATGGTATAAATGGACAAACAAATTATATTCAAAAGGTAAGGTTTACTGATCTAGGATACAGACAGATTCTTGATAGATTTGATGTACCTCCTATATGTCAAGTTACAGATAGTGGAACTCATAGTGCTAGTGATCCAGATGCTTATGTAAAAGCTGTATTATTCAAGGATGTAATTCAGACTTATGGTATAGAGGATGTCCGTTCCATTGGTATGACACACGGAAGTCAAGGTAATAAGAAGTTAACTGGTGATATTCAATTCTCAGATTCTGATTCTACAGATCTTTATACAATTACTAATAATTTGCAGTGGTCTGGTAAAGCAGATTGTGATTATATTCAGGCAACAAACTATGGTGCAAGACCATCTACTGATTTGACTGAAGATGATCTTATTCAAGTTACTATAGATGGTAACACTTATAAGTACGAAGTTGCTAAAGTATGCGATCCAGCAACAGATAAACCTGCTCGTATATACTTAAAGCAACGTTTATGTAAGGGGTTTTCATCCAATACGGTGACACGTGTTAGAGCTAAAATTGAAAATTCTGGTAAGGCAACACTTGTAATTCCTTTACCAAATTCAAAAATTGCTGCAACAATTAAGAGTGATGACGATAGCGGTATTACTTACTATTCTAGAAAACAGTTTATTGAAAGTGTAACTATTGATGGTGTTGATAATACAGTTAGTATTGCTGCACAATTAGATTATGGTCAGCAGCAATTTGCTCCATTTAGTCCAGAAGATTATGTTCTAGAAGTATATACTGTAGGGTCAAATACAATAAGATATGGCGGTTCAGGTGGAGAAGTTGTAATAGAAGGAGATATCTTGTACATAGATTCTTCTATGGTATCTGTTACTAGTGGAGCATCTGAGAATAATGCTGGTGCACTAACTGTTAAGCTACCACTTAATTACTTCTGGCAATCTGGTGGACTACAATTAACAGGTGTGAAGTTGAAACTTACCGCAACTATAGAAACTTCTAAGGCTAAGCCAAAACTTAAAACATCTGTTATTAATAAGAGAATCTCTATCAATGCTGACTTAGACAACGACATTATTCCTTTGAGAGGTGATGATTATGATAATCCTACAGGTCAAGTTAAATCATACTCTGATGTATATAAGCTTCGTTATGTATATGAGGGTACTCCTGGAATTGCACCTACAGTCGATGAGAATGGTGACTTATTAGGAAATACTGGTACAAATATCACAGACCTCTTCTTATTCGATGATGGTCAAAGAGATAATTTATATGATACTGCAACCTTAGTTAGAAAACCAGGTGTAAGAACTCCAACTGGTACAATGGTTATTGGTTTTGACTATTTCCAGCATTCAGAAGGTGATTTCTTTACAGTTGATTCATATCTACACGAAAATGGTGTGACATATGATGAGATACCATCCTTTACTTCACTTGTACACGGTAAAAAGAGTCTTGGTGATCTGATTGATTTCCGTCCTTTGGTTGGAACTTCGGCTCAGATTCCTGGGTATGTTAACGCTTCTGTAATGGATAATAACTCCAATATCTCGGAAGTGTTTACTCAAGGTGGTGTTAGTGCTGCTCTTCCTTCAGATACTAAAACTAGTATTGGAACACCCTATACTTTTTCGTGTTCCTATAGTTATTATGTTGATCGTATCGATACTATCTACTTGAAAAAAGATGGTACATTTATTGTCAAGAAGGGTGCTGGATCTACAAACCCACAGTCTGCTGAGACTGTAGATGAGGCTATTAAAGTATTTAAGATTTATATCCCTGCTTACACTGATAACACTAAGAAGATTAAAACCTTCCCAATAGAAAATAAGCGATTCACGATGCGTGATATCACTAAATTGGAGAAGAAAGTTGAACGTTTAGAAAGATATACTATGCTTTCTGTTCTAGAACAGGGTGCTTTAAATACACAAATTAAAGACATCGCTACTGGAATGGACAGATTTAAATCTGGTTTTGTAGTTGATAACTTTGAAAGTTTTAGTTTATCTCATATTAATTCTGTTGATTATAAAGCAGCATTAGATTTAACACGTGGTACTTTAAGACCAGAATCCAAAGAAACAACTGTTTCTTTAATGGAGGAGGATTCTTCTGAGACTGCACGTACTTTATCAAAGTATGTTGTCAATCACGGTGTAGTAACCCTTCCATTTACAGAAGCTATTCTCTGTCAAAATATATTTGCTACAAATACTACTTCTG